TACTTAAGAGGTAAGAGCACTCTTTCAAACTCATTAAATCATATAGGTATTGAACTTACAGAAACTGCTCAGGGGATTTTTGGGGACTCTGGTAAATTGAAATCAAATAGTCCTACCACACAAAGGCTCAAAGGCGGGAAGAACACTCCTTTGGTAGATAGTGGTGAATTAAGAGACGCTTGGACTTGGAAGATAGACTTATCTTCTCATAATTACTAGGAGAGATATTTTGACCCCAAGACTTTTAAAAAAGAACACTTTAACTTTCACACGATACCTAGAAAACTCTGGGCAATATGTGAGAGGTACTTGGCAAGAGGGTACTGAAGACGACCCTGTAGTTGCCACTGGAAATTTACAACCATATCGACAAGGAAAGGAAAGGGTAGACCTTCCTGAGGGTATTAAAGCCCGACATGCTAAGGTGTTCTACACCACAACCTTGTTGCTAGGATATGACGACATCTCTAACCAAGAAGCAGACAAAACCACCATAGATGGAGTGACTTTTGTTGTTTATGATGCAGAGGACTGGGACACACCAGCTTATAGATCTAAACATTATAAGGTTTACTTAGTTAGGGAGGATAAGATGTGATAAATATTTTTGAAATAAAAAGAGGTATCACAGAGACAATAGATAATTTAGTAGGGGCGAATGCTTGCCCTGATAGACAGATCATGACTAGTCCCTCTATTGTTGCTAGGATGAAAGGAAGGGTTCCTCCTTTTCCTGTAGCTGTTGTGGATTCACTTCCTATGGGACAGTACGGAATCTCTAGCGTATCTGACACCTATCTAGATGATAATGAAAATCTTGTTAGAGAAGTAAGGTATAAACTAAGTTTTATTATAGATGTTCACGGAGCCGTTGAAGATAACGTAATGGGTATTGCTCAAGAGATTCGTGATTCATTTTTTAGAACCTATGGCATGGAAGAACTCCACGCTAATACAGGGGTAGGTTTACTCGGAGTTTCAGCCCCTTCAGTTTCTTTCGTATATCTTAACACAGAGTACCAAGAAACCGCAAGAATCGTCTTAGATATGAGTGCTACTGATACATTCATTGAGGATGATGCAGCGACATGTCCTGCAACAGGAGTCATCGAAAGTATTATTGTCGATGGTGAATTAAAAGAAAATGAAGAGGACTCTGATCCTCTTGACACTAGATCTACAGCCCCTTAAGGAGATTAACTAAGAATGGCTTATAATCCAATTACAGAGGTTCAGATTGCACTTCAAACAAGCGGTATCACCGCAGCAGGTTTTAAAACTGCTTTGTTTATTGCAGATGTGGACACAGACACCAGCCCCGATCCTCTTGGTGCTGGCGTAAGAGTAAAAACTTATTCAAATCTAGAGGAAGTGTTGTTAGACTGGGAATCTACTGATCCGGCCTATAAAGCTGCTGAAGGTTTCTTCGCTAACACACCAAGACTTTCTCAAATTAAAGTTGGTTACAGAGATATTGCTGCTGCCACCACTGAGACTCCAGCAGAAGCTATTTCAGCTATCGAAGCTGTTGACTCTGACTGGTACTTCCTGACAGCAGAAAGTCATGCAGTAGCTGACGTACTGGCTTATGCAAATGCTATTGAATCAAGAACAAAAGTATATGTATTCTCTAGCCAAGAAGAAGACTCTCTCACTGCTTATGATGAAGGTGTTTCTACTGATGCATTAGCACAGGTTATTGAAGGAAATTTCTTGAGAACTAAAGGCTTCTTCCACCACCAAGCAGACACTGAGTTTGTTGAGTGTAACTATGTGGGTTACAACGCCCCTTTCTTAGCTGGTAGTGTAACTTGGGCTAACTTGAGGCTACAAGGTGTTTCTGCCTCTCAAGATCCTGCTACAGGTATTCCTCTTAATACTACTCAGAAAGGTTATCTGGAAGACCGTAACGCAGCTTACACAGAACGTCTAGGAGCCAACACTGTTATTACTAGAAACGGTAGAACAGCAGGTGGAGAATTTATTGACGTTATCCGTGGTAGAGATAATCTTGAAGAAGATATTAACGTAGAACTTCAAGGTCTTCTGGTAAGACAGAAAGGTAGCAAACTGCCTTACAACAACAAAGGTATTACAGCTATTATGAACACTGTAGACCAAGTGTTGAATAGGTATTCTATTGCTCCACGTAACTTTATTCAGCCTGAATACAAACTAATCTTCCCTATGAGAGATGCAGTTCCTACTGCTGACTTAGAGGCAAGAGTGTATCAGTCAGGACGTTTTGAAGCAGAACTTACCGGAGCTATTGAGAGAATCACTATCTCAGGTATCCTAACAATCCGTTTTGACAGCACTGAGTAATAAGGAGTAGAAAATGACAGTATTAGCGGATTTTATCCCAGAGAGTACGGCGATTAACTGGGCAGGTATCGACATGACTGGCTTTGCCCCAGATACCTACATCACAGTTAGCCGTAATAGTCCTAACTCTAACTCAAGTGTTGGTGCAGACGGAAGTGTTGGTTTAACCAAAGTAGCAGATAAAACTGGTACTGTTGAAGTCACACTTATGCAGACTTCAGCCACCCATCGTTACCTGTCAGCAGTACAGGCTGCTCAGGATGTTGATGATGCCAACCTAGTTAGAGGGAACATGTCAATCATTGATCCATCTGGCGGGTTTATCTGTATTGCCCAAGGTGTTCACATTATGCAACCACCAGAAGTGAGCCTAGGCAGTGACCAGAATCCTAAAACTTGGACTTTCTTTGCAGAACGTTTGATTTACACAGATGTTCCACAAGGCTTTGCACAATCAGCGGGTGAATTAACTCGTATCCAGAATGCTATTTCAGGTGCTCTTGAGATTTCTCAAGCTCTGTTAGATGCAATCTTAGGATAAACCAAATAAGGGAGCTTCGGCTCCCTTTATTCTTTTAAGGAGGGAATAATGGATAATAAATTTTTTCGTACTAAAGAAGTAAACGGAAGAAAATATCAGATTACACTACTGCCAGCACTAAAAGCAGTAGCTATGGGTAAAACCCTTATGAAACTGATCCTACCAGCTATCGGGGGAACAGTGGATGGTTTGAGAGATGACGGTTTGTATGGAGTTCCTAAGACTTTTACAGACTTAGCCCTAACCATCTGTAGTCAATTAGATGACGTAGATTTAGATGAGATTATTTCAGTATTGCTGAAAGATTTAGTATGCGAAGGTCAAACTGTAAGAGACCTAGACACACACTTCCAAGGAGAACTTGGAGAAATGTTTGGTGTTCTTGAGTTTGCCCTAAGGGAGAACTTCTCCAGTTTTTTTACGGGAAACGATTTTCTAGCCCCTTTGATGAAAATGCTTCAAGGGATGGGGGTAGACACTTCGGAAATGTCCTTAGAGCAGTAGAGAGACAGGCTCCTCTTGAAGAGAATGAGTGGGTGTTCTACGGAGTGTACGGTAGTAAGTTTTGTAAAGAGCCTATAGATAAGCTCATGTATGGTATGACTCTCCCCGAGTTCTTGTCTTATAAAAACTATATTGACATTAAGAATGCCTTTGAAGAGGCAGGACATAAGGATCAGGAAGAAGAGATCAAGAGGTCAAATAATGGCAGATAATGTGGAAAAGTTTCTTATTGACTTTGTATTCAAAGACGATAAGGCTTTAGGTAAAATTAAAGAGTTTGTCGGGCAGTATGACAAGCTCAACAAGAAAGTTAGGGAGAGCAGTAGGGTATCCCAAAGAGCCTCCCAAGAAAAGGCCAGAGCCACTAAAAAGGCAACATCTGCCGTTGATAAACAAGCTAGGTCTCAGGCTAAACTAAACACCTTAGAACAAAGAAGATTAGAGCTTAGAAAAAGAATTGCTCGAGCTGAAGAGCTGGGATTAAAGGCAAGTGGTTTTAAAACAACAGCTACAGCTTCTAATAGTGCTGATAATATCAGAAAAAGAACAATTGAGCTTAACAAACAAATTTTTGCTCAAGAACAGAAGATCAAAGCAGAGCAGGGAAAACAAGCTGCTTCTATACAGAAGACAAACTCTGCCTTAGAAAGAAAAGCAAAACTTGAGAGAAGTATTGCTTTATCTGTAGGAGCTATGAAGCGTAATAGAAGCTTTGAAGCACTAGCCCAACAAAAACCCCAAATGGCAAGCGGTATTGTAAATCAATACGAAAGAGGCTTGCGTACAGGTGGGGTAGAGGGAGCTAACCAAATCAATGCTGCTAGAGATGCTCTTAGAAAGTATGGAGACCAAGCTTTACGCACTAAACGTAAGGTTATGTCTCTTAAAACAGCTCAAACAGGTTTAGCTGACTCCACTAGACACATGATTAGAGCCTATGCATCTCTGTTCACTGTGTTAGCTGGTGTAAACCAAATAAACAAAGTTGGGCAAGGTTTTGAGGCTATGGAGTCTGCCATGCTTGCTGCAATGGGCAGCCAAGAGGAAGCAACAGCCAACATTGAGTTCTTAGACCAAATGACTTCCAGACTTGGTTTATCTTTGTTGGATACAGCAGATCAATACACTAAGTTTGTATTTGCTTCTAAAGGAAAACTAGACACAGATCAAGTCAATGAATTTTTTAACTCTGTCGCTGAAGCTGGTACGGTGTTGGGTGTAAGTAAAGAAAGAATGAAGTTATCTTTCAATGCCTTACAACAAATGTTGAACAAAACAACCGTTCAATCCGAAGAGCTGAAAAGGCAGTTGGCTGAGTCATTTCCCGGCGCTATACAGATTTTTGCTCGTGCAATAGGCAAAACTGAAGAAGAAATGTTCAAAATGATGGAGAATGGAGAGCTGCTTGCAGCAGACATTTTCCCAGATGTTGCCAAAGAAATGTCTAAAGTTGCTAACGCAGCAGGTGCTTTGGAAGCTAAATACAAAACCACGCGTGTTGCACAGGGTAGATTCTTTAAAGAGTTAGAAACATCTTCTAACGCTGTTTTTAAGGGCGGTTTTGATGAGGCTCTAGCAGCAGTATTAAATGATGTAGCAGAATTTTTGAGAGAAAACAAACAAGCTCTGGCATCCTTTGGTAGAATATTTCAAGTAGTATTTAGACTGATTGGTGCTGCTATTAAAGTTATCCTTCCTGTTGTTGAAAGTTTAATCTCAAGCACAGGAGAACTATTTAACATTTTTGATCAACTGTTTGGAGATGGTTCGGGAGAAATAATCCTAGGAATATATGCTATCACTAAAGCAGTTAAGATGCTCTCTATGGTTTCTAGAGGTTGGGTAGCAATCCTACTAACTGCTCTGGGCTTGGTAGATGAGATAATCTCTCCTTTCGTTCAAGGAAGGATTGGTTTGATTGAGAAAGCTATAGGTAAAGATCTTTCCTTAAATCCAGACTTTGAATCTAAAAACTGGATAAGCATGATTGCAAGTAAAGGTAAGGTTGGCACCTCAGGAGCTAATCCGATCACATATATCAACATAAACCAAGAGAATCACCAACAGTTGCCTCCTAATGCTAATGAGGAGCATATCCTACAAGAGCAAAGGAAGTATACAGAGGAACTTTTCAATAAAGCTTATGCGAGGTAGTAATGGCAACATTTTACATAGATAGCCCTTCTGAGGGTATCTTGGAACTAACCTCTACTACAGACATTAGGATCTCGGAGGCAGCTTCTGTCTCCAAGCATCCTCTGGAGACAGGGGAAACCATTGTAGATAATGTTGTCGTAGAGAACGTCACAGTTGATTTTTCTGGTGTTATTTCTAATGTCAGAAAGATTGCTCAAAGAACAAACCAATCAGACCTTGCTGTTCCTAACGAATATGAGGAAAATGTTGAAGGGTCTATTAAAGCTCTAAGAAGAATTAAAGAAGCTAAAGAACTTTTCAGGGTTGTGTATGATAATAGATTCCTACCTTTTGAGAACTGTGTCTTAACTTCTCTGTCTATGGACAGAAATGCTCAAACAGGTTTGGGGTATAATGTTAGCCTGTCTTTTGAGCAAGTTAGGATAGTGGGAAGAGCAACAACCTCTATCTCAAGGTCTGTACAAAGAAACCCAGACATTACTCAGGGTAAAACTAATGGTGGGGCTAACAACCAGAAGCAAAATCAAATCTCTGAGTCTTTCTTTATTAAAGGGGGAACAGGGTTGATTGATCTTGCTACGGAAGTCACAAAAACTATACACACTACTGGCAATGAGGGATTACCGGAATGAGTTTTAGTATAAGAGTCCCAGACAGTGCATTTCACACACAGTCTATCAACATTGGTGGAAGAGCTTTTAATATAACATTTAAGTTTAATGAGTCAGACAAATCTTGGTATATGAGACTGTCCAGCCTGTCAGAAGAAGACCTAACCTCTGATATAAAGGTGATGCCTAATCAGAATCTGACTGGTAGGTTTCCTACTGAGAGTCCTTTAACGGAAGGTAACATCTGGTGTTTAAGATTTAAGAATGATTATTCTCCTATAGGGAGATATAACCTAGGTGTAGATAAAAACTACGAATTGGTGTATCTCACTTTTGAGGAGGAAGAGGAGATCGGAATAAGTGGAACAGTACAACTATGATAGAAGATACTCCCTATCAATAACACAGCCTAACAAAACTTTTTTTGAGGTTGCACAACCTTTAAGTTTGCCTGCTCAGGGAACTATATTCAGTAATGTACCTGAGACTCCATATTCTTTTGCCTACACTCCTACAGAAGATTATCTAGCTACAGTTAATTTAACAAAAACAATAACTAAACAGCAGATCGTAGCAACTATAGAGGGAACTAATCAGACTAGTGGGAGTGATGAAAACAAAGCAAAGATTGAGATATACAATCTATCTGAAGATACTATCTCTTTAATTGCTAAAAAAGATAATCTGGTTGTCTTAAAAGCTGGCTATGCTTCAGAAGAAGATGAATTACCTATTGTATTTTCAGGACAAGTTATCAAGCAAAAAACTGAGAAGAAAGGTACACACATTATCACTACTTTAGAATGTGGAGATGGGTACACTCCTATAACCACAGCTAGAACGAGTTTGAGGGTGTCTTCAGGCAAAACTTACAGGGATGTCTTCCTAGCCCTAGCTGAAGAGTTTAATAAGGCGGGAGTGGCTACTGGAGAGATTATTACGGACTACGGATACCTACTAGGACAAGATGGGGTAGACTTAACACCGGATCTCACAGGCTTAAATAAATATCTACCACCACAGGATATTGAGCTAATAAGAGGATGGTCTTTCACAGGTAAAGTTAGTGAAGCCTTAGATGATTTATGTGAAACTTTTAATCACACTTGGCAGATCATTCATAATAGGTTGTTTATCTTTCCTAAATACTATGGAGAAATGGTTGGGAGCATTATCCTAACAGAAAATCAGATCATTTCTCTAGAGCAAGTAGAAGATGGAACTCAGACAGGGAGCAACCCAGCAGAGTATTCTGGAGTTAAAGTTAAGATGCTGTTAGACGGAAGAATTGATTCTTCTCAAAGACTGCGTATTGAGAATGGAGATAACGCAGGCAACTATCCTATAAGGTCTTATAGTCACTCTTTGAACTACGAAGGGGATGATTGGTATACAGTAATAGAGTGCGGAGGAGTAAATGAGAACTAGTCTTTCAGAGGTAATTCTATCTCACATTAGGAAATTCTCTGGACAGCTCTACACCAGCACTCCAGCTATTGTAGAAGCCTATCATCCAGAGGATTGCACAGTGGATGTGTACCCTGCAATATTCAGGCCAGATAAAGACGGTATTGATACAAGGGAGCCTTTCTTAGAAAGAGTTCCTTTACATTTCCAAGCAACTCAAGAATTAGGCATAACTTATCCTGTAAGGAAAGGGGATACAGTTTTGCTAGTGTTTGGAATGTTTGACGCTGAGAACTGGCTTCAATCAAATAAGGACTTTGACTTTGCCACTACAAGACGTATGCACAACATAAATGATGCTTACGCTATCGCTGGTGTATTTAAATATAACAGAAGTCCAGTCCAGTCAGGTACGGAGCAAGATCTTAACATTAGATATAAAGACACTTTTGTTAGAATTAAACAGAATGGAGACATAGAGGCCAGTAGTCCTACAAAGATAAGTTTAAGTGTTGGTGGCAACTCTACTATCGTTATGGATAATAATGGAATTACTCTGAACGCTCCAAGAATTGACTTAAACCCAGAGTGATAATATGGCTATACAGATAGATCCTATAACAGAAGTTACAAGAAACACTCCTTTTAGTGTTACAGTGACAGCTTCAGGCACAGCAGGTGAAACTGTAGATTTAGTTGAAGTTGCTTTTGAGTCTGAGGTGTATGAGGGGGTTTCTATAGTAGGAGCTACTATATCAGGAAGCTATGAGTCCCTTTTTCAAGATATTACAAGGTCAGTGAGTAGTGGTTCATCCGACAGATTAGAAGAGCCTCTTGTCACTAACAACGTAGACGACCTTCCTGAAGGTAGGGACTTGTATCAATATAGACAAGACAC